CCGGGGCGAGGATCGAGTTCGGTTATGCCGAGACTGAGGCGGACCTGATGCGCTACCAGGGTCGCGCCTATTCGTGGATTGGCATTGATGAGGTCGGTCAGTTTCCAGACCGGGCGGCGATTACCAAGCTGAAGGGTTCGCTCCGCACCACGGACCCTACGCTGCCCACCTTCCTCCGGATGACGGCAAACCCGGGTGGTCCTGGTCAGCTTTGGCTCCGAGAGGACTTTGTGGAGCCTGCGCCGCCCAATACGACGTTCACGGTTCCTGTCACCGTGCAGACGCCGGACGGGCCTATTACCACGCACGTCACCCGTCGTTTCATTCCGGCCACGATCTACGACAATCCGCACCTCCTGCATGACACGAGCTATCTGTCTATGCTCGCCAGTCTGCCGGAATCTCTGCGTAAGCAGTGGCTTGAGGGCGATTGGTATGCGGACGAAAGCCGAGCGTTCCCTGACTTCGATCCGCGTTTGCATGTGGTTGACCCGTTTCCGGTCCCGACTAGCTGGCCGAGGTTTCGGGCTTGCGACTTTGGTTTTTCCTCGCCTGCCTGCGTCCTGTGGTTTGCCGTGGACTATGACGGCAACCTGTGGGTGTATGACGAGCTATATGTGAAGGGCGTCCCTGCGGACGAATTCGCCCGGATCGTGCTGCAACGCGACGGCGGCGCCAAGATGACGGCGCAAATCCTCGATGCCTCCGTGTGGCAGCGGCGCGGCGATATTGGTCCCTCGATTGCGGAGATCATGAACCTTCGCGGCTGCCGTTGGCGCCCGAGTGACCGTTCTCCTCGATCCCGTGTGAACGGGAAAATGGAAATCCACCGCCGCCTTGCTTTGAGGCGGCAGGCTGACAACACCGAGGCCCCTTCCCTTCGCATTTTCAACACTTGCCGGAACGTTATCCGGCAGATGCAGACCCTTCCTCTGGACCAGAGCAATCCGGAGGATGTGGACACAAAGGCTGAGGATCACGCCTACGACGCTCTGCGTTACGGCGTCATGTCGCGACCGCTCAATCCGTCGCTGATTGATGCCTGGAATAGCGCCACGACGGCGAGCGCATTTAAGCCTGTTGATTCCACCTTCGGCTATTAGGAGAGCACCGCAGATGGCCAATTTCCTTCCCCACACTACGCGCAAGATCACGTTCACCGATAGCTACGAGCTTGCGCCTAGCGTCCCGAACAACACCAACAACCGGGCGTCCCTTCCGAGTGGTGTGGATCGTGTTGGGGCGACTGGCGACAGCGTTTCCAACAACACCCGCAACAAAGCATCATTTCAGCCCGGACTGTCTAAGGTTGGTGACACGGGCGACAACGCTGCGAAGCGCGGGACCGGTAAGTAAGGTTACTTAACGGTGGCGTTCTTCGATAGACCGCTAGAGGCGGCCGATCCGCTCCAATACCCGGACGTGGCGATGGGTATGGAGGACGTGTCGGGGCCGAATGCGGCACTTCGTGACCGGGCAGAAAATGCGGAACTGGCTGCATTCGTGCAGGAGCGTTTTCGGCGCTCGCGCGATTCTCGCCGTCCGCACGAGAACCGCTGGCTGGAAGCGTATCGTAACTACATCGGGGTCTATTCCCCCGATATGCAGTTTACCGAAACGGAGAAGTGCCGCATCTTCGTGAAGGTCACTAAGACCAAGGTGCTCGCCGCCTATGGTCAGGTGGCTGATGTGCTTTTTGCGGCCGGGCGCATCCCTATTGGGATTCAGCCGTCTCCGGAGCCGATTGGCGTTGCCGATGCGGTCCATTTCGACCCCAAGGAGCCGCCGGGGCTCGACCATGCTGGTGACACCGCTGGTTCCTCGACTCTTAGTGAGGACGATGAGGCGGAACCTTCGCAGTCCGAGGATATCTACGGCTGGGAAGGTGACGGTCGCGAAATTCCGCCGGGCGCTACGGCAGAAACCCTGCGCGATATGCTTGGCCCGCTGAAGGGTAAGCTAAAGTCACTTGAGGACAAGCTGAAGCCTGGGCCGGGTCAGACCCCGACCAGTGCAACGTTCTACCCCGCTGCGGAAGCGGCGCGGAAGATGGAAAAGCGCATCCTCGATCAGTTGGAAGAGGCAGATGGCGACAAGCACCTTCGCTATGTCGCGTTTGAATCCGTGCTTCTCGGGACCGGCGTTCTGTATGGCCCCTTCTCGGTTGAGAAGGAATACCCGCGTTGGACGGCTGGGGGCGAGTATAAGCCGGTCAAGAAGCTTGTCCCGAAGATCGAGGCGGATACCATCTGGAATTTCTACCCTGATCCGGATGCCCGCACTCCAAGCGATATGGAGTATTTCGTCCGTCGCCGTAAGATGAGCCGGACGCAGCTTCGGGCGCTCAAGCGCCGTCCCTTTTTCCGACATGAGGTTATCGAGCAGCTTATTGCCGAAGGCCCTAATTACACCCCTGAGTATTGGGAACACGCGCTCTATGGCGTCAACCAGGATGACCCTCCGAATATCGAGCGGTGGGAAGTTCTCGAATATTGGGGGCTGGTTGACACTGAGATTGCCAAAGACGCCGGGCTCGATATTCCAGCGGAGCTTGAGGATCACGACGAGCTTCAGTTGAACGTTTGGGTGTCCGGCGGGCACATCCTCCGGGCGGTGCTCAATCCGTTCCTGCCGGTTCGTCATCCGGTGAGTACGGTGCCGTTCGAGCTTAATCCCTACTCGATCTTTGGCATCGGTGTTGCCGAAAACATGGCCGATACGCAGCAGCTTATGAACGGCTTCATGCGTATGGCCGTGGATAACGGTGTGCTGTCAGGCAACATCGTGTGGGAAATGGATGAGGCATTCCTGACCCCGGGCCAGGAATTCAAAATCTACCCGGGCAAGATTTTCCGGCGTCAGTCTGGTTCTCCGGGTCAGGGTATCCACGCCCACAAGTTCCCGAACACCACCCAAGAAAACCTTATGATGTTCGACAAGGCGAGGCAGTTGGCGGACGAGGCCACTGGCATTCCGTCCTACTCGCATGGTCAGACCGGCATTATGGGTCTTGGGCGGACGGCTGCCGGTATTTCCATGCTTATGGGTGCTGCCAGCATCAACACGAAGACGGTCATCAAAAACTTCGATGACTACCTGTTGATGCCGCTCGGCAAGGCTCTGTTCGCATGGAACATGCAGTTCAACTTTGACTCGTCCGTTGTGGGCGACCTCGAAGTTGTGGCTCGCGGCACCACCTCGCTTCTGAAGAACGAGGCACGTCAGCAGAGACTAATGACGTTCCTTCAGATCGTCAGCAATCCTGCGCTCGCTCCGTTTGCCAAGTTCCCCTACATCATTCGGGAGATTGCTACGGTTCTTGAGCTTGATCCCGACAAGGTGTGCAACTCGCCCGAAGAGGCAATGCGGCAGGCGGAAATCATGCGGGCATCAGGTGCCCTGGGAAGTGGCGGCGATCAGGGTGCGGCTCCTCCGGGTGCCAGTGCGGCCGACCCCACCGGGGCTGGTGGCGGCAACATTGGTATCGGTCAGGCGCCTACTCCGGGCGAGCAAGGTTTCGCCGGTAACGCTCAGATGCCACAGCCGCAAGGGCCCGGCCCTGAGCAGCCTGCTATGGCGGGAGCTATGGCCTAATGCACGCGCAGCTAGTCGAGCAGCTTCTTCCGGTCGTTAATGATCCGGCTGTCGCCAGGGCTCTGGAAGCTTACGCGCAGTATAGGCTTGGTCTTGTGCAGGATCAGATCATGTCCGCGCAGGACCAGCTAACCCTTGGGCAAATCCAGGGTAAAGTAACTGAAATCCGAAACCTTATGGGGCTTCGGGATCGTGTCATAGCGGAAGCAGAGCGCATCCGCGCGGAACGTGGTGGCAGGAATGGTTGATTTTTACTCTAGCGGGGCGGCGGGCGGCTTTATCCGTGAGAATGCTACCCCTCTTTCGGATTATGATTACGAGACCGCTGTTCGTGCTGGCGCAGGCGCGGAAGGCGGGTTTTTGGATGAGCCTGTGGCGGTGCAACCTGATGGCAGTGCGCAAGAGATTCCGCCTGGGGCTCTGCCGGACGAGGTTCGAGACGACAAGCCCGCCATGTTGTCGGAGGGCGAGCTTGTCTGGCCTGCCGATGTTGTGCGCTGGCATGGCCTGAAGACCTTCATGGAGATGATGGAGGAGGCCAAGGCTGGCCTAGCCTCGATGGAAGAGGTAGGCTTGATCCAGCGCCCGCCGTCAGAGCTTCCGGACGAAGTATTCCTCCCTGACGAGGTGGATGTGCCGGTGGAGGCGGTTGAAGAGGCCCCTTTTGGTTTCGCTCAGGGTGGCACGATCCAGAGTGACACCAGCACCGCCCTGAGCCGTGCCAGGCAGGCTATCTCTGCCGCCCGTGCGCTGGATTGGCTTTACTCCAAGGCGGCTGAGTCCCCCGGGCTTCTGAGCCAGAGCCTTGGCAACATTTTCGGCGCTGAGACGCTGAGCGACCTCGCCGGACACCTGGGTTTGAACGCCAACACCCTGTCCGGTATGTCCGTAGGCAATGCGCTCGGCAGCCTTGCTGGGCTGGCGACAGGCGCTCTTAATATCGCTCAGGGCAACTATGCCTCCGGCGCTGGTGGGCTTATTGGTGCCGGGTTGTCTGCGGCGGGGCTTGCGCCATTTGCGCTTCCTGTCGCTATTGGCGCTGCGGGCATCCAGGCGCACATTGATTCTACGTCGGGCAAAGGCCCGTTTGCCGCGCACGGTGGCAATGTCCGCATCGGTCGCGACGAAGAGGGCAATGCGGTCCTGCTTGGTGCGTCCGGCAAAAACTGGAACATGGATCAGGCACGGCAGGTCATCCAGCCGCAGGTTGATTACTTAAATAACTTTATGCAGCAGACCGGGCTTCGCCTGAAGGGTGGCATTGACACTAGCCCGTATGCTGATCGTGGCTGGTATGATCCGCAATACACGGGTGGCGGCTACTACGCCATCATTGAGTCTGGTGTTGGTCCTGACGCAGAGATGCCGGTCAATTTCTTCGACCGGCTGGGGTTCATTCCTGGGGAGTATTTTGAGCACTCTGATCCCACGGTGAATGAATGGCTGCGGAGCACGGACTTTAGAGGCTGGAACGACTTTGCCGCTGGCACGAAGGCCCTGCTCGGTGGTCAGGCTGCACCGTCCGACTTCCGTGGGTCGCGGGAAGGCTACCGGCTCAACCTCAACATGGATATGCCGGTCTACCAGGGGCCGGATGTCAGTGCCGTGCTTGGTTTGGGCAACCCTTGGGGTTATGACCCGGGAGACAGGTGGGTTGAGCTAGCGC